TGTTCTTTCTAATATAACAAATACAACATATTTTTGAAAAATATACAAATGTATTTTTTTACTAAAACGTCCATACTTAAATAATGAAAAGAAGTCATAATTAAAAGGAACTTTACAAACGACTGCTTTACATTTACCTTGTAACATATCAATTACTTTAACCAAAGGATACTTTCCAAGGAATAAAGGAATATTTCGTTTTGTTTTATAGGATGGACTACACCAATGTGGATCTAAGAATACAACATCTTGTTTCAGTTTTGGTATCATTTCTATAAAATCTTTGTGATATGTCTCTATATTTTTCAATTTGTATACATTAATATTATTTACAAGAATATCATATTCTTTTTTACTAATTTCTACAGCCTGTACTTTTTTAAATTGTAATCCAAATGCTATTGTATTTCCACCATTATTTGCTGTTCCATCGGTAATAGTAATGTCTTTTCCAAAATACGATTCAATAATATCTGCTGTTTTTGTAGCGTCTTCTTTATGTGTTACAGAATAGGACCCTTGTTCGCTTATCTGTAGTTTTGACTTGTTGATATTATTTTTATTGCTATACAAGTTCCCTATTTTTTGATATATTGCTATATATGTATTATCATATGCTTTTGTAGGAATATATTTAATTCCATAAAAACTTGAAAAAAAAGTATTCCATGTGTCCAGGCTTTTATAATTAGAATAGAATTCTTTTTGGTATGTATCAAAATCTATTGTTTGTGAGACTACAGTATCATATAACATATGTTGAATATCTACTAACTCATTAAATTTTGTATTAGGAGAATTATGTTCTTGTAAAATAATATATCCATCGTCCGATAATATTCTATAAAATTCTTGTATAATAGTGTGAATTTCTGTATCTGGAATATGATGAAGTGTATGTGATGTTAGAATACATTGAATAGATTTATCAGGTAATGACTTCATATCCTTCATAAATGTAACCTTGTTATTTCTTTTCCATTTTTTACCAACCCATTCATCAATATCCACACAATACACATTTTTTGCTTTTATATGAGAACCAAAATAATAAGACATATCACAAGACCCTCCTCCAAAATCTACAAATGAATCTATATTTTTAGGTATATAATTTTTTACAAGAGTGTATATTTTATACGCTCTTCTTTCATTAGATTCTGTAGAATATAAATTTTTTTGTATTCCATATTTTTTTTGTAATATTGCTAGTTTTTCAATAGATTGTTTTGTATTTGTATTAGACCAAGAGTCTTGTATTTCTTCTTTGGTATAATTCCCATACCTTTTTAGAATATTGTGTATAAATTGAATCTTATTCATACAGATTATAATATACTATAAAGTGTATATAATATTATATATATATATAGTTTATAGTTTGTATATTTCCAAGTCGTATATTATGTATCTTCAATATAGAAATAAGAATTATACAAAATATGGTATGTATGGAGGTATTGGTAATAATAGTAAAGAAATCAAACCTTCGCAAAATGGAGGATTGGTTTCAACAATTGAAGTAAAAAAAATAATAAAGTATATTTCAGATAAAAATCTTGTTACAGAATTTTTTAATAAAAGTCTTGATTTGAAAAAAAGAGAAGAAAAAAAACATTTTGATTTACAAATAAATAAAAAATTAAAATATACCATAAGTTTATTATTAAATAATTATGAATATTTAAATCCGGTTTCAATAACTTTTAATAAAGATGATAATACTAAAAATATTATAACAAAAATAAAAACAAGAGAAGAGTCAACAAATCCACTTTGGAAAATATCTAAAATAGTCATGTTTTTTGACAAAAAAGCAGATGTTACTATATTACAATATCAAAATATATCAAGATATTTTTTATTTTACTACGAAGTTATATATAAAAATATAAACATTAAAAATAAAGATATTCTTGATGTTTCTTCAAGATTAGGTCCCACAGAATGTATTTATTTTTTACATAAAAGAGATAACATCCCAATAAAATCAAATGATTTCATGTATCTAAAATGTAATATTTATGGAAACCAAATAGAAGAACAAGATACTATAAATACATTATATAAAAGAATAGATCCTTCTTTTACTTATAAAACAATACAAAAATTTCCTAATTATGAAGAGTTTTCATTATATTTTTATAAAAAATATGATATTATTTTTTTAACTCCAATGTTTTCAAGATACGACTTTGGATATTTTTGGGAACATGCAAATACTCAATCTAATATAACCTTTATTATACAATGTCTTCAATATCTTCATAAAAAGGGAACACTTGTATTAAGATTAACAGGACTAAAAACATTATTTAATATAGATTGTGTTTATCTACTAGATACATATTTTGAAAACGTTTCTATATATGAACCAGATTCTATTGAAGACGGAACTAAAACATATGCTTTTATTATTTGTAAAAATTTTAAGGGTATTTCAAAACAAGATATTACAAAATATAATAAATTAATTGATCATATGTACAATTATGATAATACAGGTGGTAGTAAATTCAATATTCTTGATAAGGAACAAAGAAAAGAATATGGTGTAACAAAAGAAATTACAGAAAAAGAGTTATATTACTATACAAGAATATTCTCTGATACAATTCGAAATACAAAAAAGTACAAAAAAGTATATGAAATGTGTATAGAGTATAATAAGAATACATATTCCAAATTATGTAATTTTTATGAAAAAGAATATTTTTATATGGAAGATATTGTAAATAATAATCAAAAGGTACTACAAGAATTAAAAAGAAAACAACTTGTTGATTCTATTCAGTACGCAGAAAAGTATGATTTATCTATAAAACCTATTATATCTATAGATAAAACAAAAAAAGATATATTTCAATCTTTATTGAAAAGAATTCAAGAAAAACATACTTCATTACATTATACCTTTTCTGTTCCATTAGAAAGATATTCTATAAAAAAATATGTAATAGAGAACCCCGAACTACTATCAAAATTCACAAACAAGTATGATTATTTATATATGATTATGGACACAAGAGATAAAGGACAATATGGGGAATATTCCTACTACTTAAAATTTTATAGAAACTTTCATGTAGATATAAACTCTCAATACAATACAAAAGGATTCACACAAGCAGGGCTTAAATTATATGAAATATTACAATCTATTTCGTTAGTACCTAATAAAAAAACGTTAAATTCTTTTCATCTTTGTGAATTACCAGGGTCTTTTATATTTTCTTTAGATTATTTTATCCAAACACAAAATATTCAAGAATGGGACTGGATATCTCAGTCTCTCAAAACTGGATTTAAAGACGAATATCATTTGGTAAGAGATTTTCCAGAACATTGGGATTTTGGAAAAACAAAAGATGGTGATATTACAAATATACAAAATATAGAACATTATATACAATCCAAAAAATTACATAATGCTGATATTATTACATCCGATTGTGGACTATCTAGAGAATTTATGGATAAAACAAACCAACTATTTTTTGCGAGTATTATGATTGTATTAAGTGGATCCAAAAAAGGAGCAAATTATATTCAAAAAATATATGTACCATTAAATAATTTATTATTATCTTTACTTTATATTTGTTTTTCACATTATAAAGAAGTATTTTTTTATAAACCAGTAGTAAATCAATATAGTGGGGAAATGTACTTTGTATGTAAAGACTTTCAAGGTATTACCAAATCAAAAAAAGATTCTTTACTTAAAACATATAAAGGTATTACTGATTTTAATGAAGAAAATATATCATTAGTAAAAAACTTCTCAAGTGAATTTCTTAATAAAGTTGAAGAAGGTTTAATGTTATTTTTAGATAAATTATATAAAAATACAGAATTAAGTTTAGATGTAAGTGACTTTTTTTCGTATACAAAAAATCAGAAATTCAAAAAAGAATTTTTATCAATTATAAAAGAAGAAAAAAAGAAAAAAAGAAAAGAATGGAAAAGAAACTATTTTATGTAAACATATATATTATATATTATTCTCGTGAAATTGTATTGTTTGGCAACAATTCTGTAATCATATTTCGAATCTTTTCAATCGATTCAGGTTGTGCGGCAATGTTTCCACAAGTAATTAATACTCTGTCATCTGGATTTCCTCCTACAAATTCTCCAAATGACCAAGTGCCATTTGGAGAATTTGTGTATCGTTGAAAATATGTTTGAATATTACCTTTATAATACACAATTAGATAATCTCTATTATACTGGTCTGTACCACGAGATACATAATATTGCAAATCGTCAGGTTTTACACCATCTATATAATCTGTGAGACCAACCCAATTGTTTTGATGTTCTATATAAGGAATATCGTTCCAAGACACTCCATCTGGCATAACATCTTCGCGAAAATTTGTTGATTGTGTGTTTCCCATACTTGTTTTTTCTTTATATGATAAGAAATATAAAAGATAATATTCAATTTTTATTCTATAAAAAAAAAATTGACACAGAGAGGGGGAAGGACATTATGTTACTATTTTTAACAGTTCTTTTTTGCGCGATCCTCGAGTAAAAGAAAGAACTATAGGAACTACTATGGCAGATTCTAAGTCGTCCAAAGATATTGAACTTCAAGAGACAGAAGAGCGTGAATTTCACGAAACCTTTTGCAATGGAAGTCCTGGTTGCCAACACCCTGGGTGTGCGGAAAGAAGAGTGCAGGAGATGGATGATGCAATCTCCATAGCTTATTCGTCCGATGATGAATACGAGGAAACGTCCCAAGAAAATCTTTACGAGGAGCCTGGAACTGTGTGCCAAGATACATGTCTAAATTGCAAAGCAAACCCCTCCAAGGATGGAGTATGCATATGTCGCGAGGGTGATTCGGAGTAAAACTTTACTCACCGCCTAAAGCTGTTCGAGAAGCTTCTCCCCGTGTTCGCGCTTAGCACCGATGCGAGTGTTGAACCACCAAAAATAGTTTTTTCAAAAGTTGTAAATGCTTTATCATTTTGGTACCAGAATCTATCTCCATTTCTTGCTCGTAAAAATTGGTCTTTCATAATTTCTAAAATAAGTTCTCCTGCTTCTGATCCGGGAACATGATCTTCACATAACGCACCAATCCATGGATCAATATCATTTGGAGTATCATACAAATTTTCTAATTTTGAAACTAGTTCCGTATTGCTAGAAATTTGAGAAAAAGTTTTTTCTGTAAGTCCATATGCTTTACGAACAGCATTATATCCAGGTATTCCATGACCTCTACCTCTTTGGATATTTAAGGTTGCTAAATCTAATAAATGAGAATTTGTTGGGGGTCCAAATAAGAAATTACGGACATCGTCTATAATTTGATGGTCTATCTTTTTCATTAATGTTTTTGTAGCACCTACAAGCAACTCATCCACACCATGTTCTTGAATATAACTTGGTGTAAAAAAAGCGTCTTTGAGTAAAATAGTATTTTTTGAGTCTTCTCCTACTTGAATAGTAGAAGAGAGCATACTATGACCTAACCGAAAACCAATTGTAGAAAATTCTGTTGTTACACCAGCATCTATTGTAGTATCATATTTTGAGTATGTTTCAAACATATTTGAACCAAATATAGCTGGTAAAAATTCTTCATAGGTAATTTTTTGAATAATCGCATTTACAATTCTTCTTGCTTTTTGAAAAATTACATCATCACGACCTTGTAATGTTGGGTCATTTTGCACTAATATATCACATATACGATTATGTTCTCGAACAAATATAGTGTGAATAGAAGTCAAAAGGATATTTTCATTAGAACGAACGTCACCGGCTACAAATAATGTTTTTGAATCTTGTCCCGGTAATCCACCATTTGGTAATCCACTAGTATTTTTATGCATAATTGTTTCTTTATTGTCTGATAAAGAGTATTTTAGCTTACCAGAACCATCTAATTTTCGTAATTCTAAGTTTCTTTGTAATGTAGCACCATATACATTTGTTGAGTCCATATACGAAGAAATCACATTAGGATGTTCCCTTGGTTCTGAATTTTCTACACTTTTCGATCTATGAAAAAAAATAGTTCTTCCTTTATATTCTTCATTAGGGTCATTATCATCTGTGGTAATATATGCTTTTTCTTCCTTATTATCTGGTGTTAAATCAAGTTCATGATCTACAAATTGTCCCCATACCCATATCATATCAGTTAGCCCGCTTTTATTTTTTACTAGATTTGTAGCTTTACATATAGAATTACTAATTACACGAGGATTTGGGTTTTTTGTTCCACGAACAGATAATGTGCTTTTTCCATCGGCATACATACTGGGTGCTTTTCGTAATAATGCTGTATTTGATGACCCCCAAAGCTTGTTTTGAATATTATTTCCGTATCCATCAAAAGAACTGGGTTCTACAAATTCTTTCTTTACTATATTTTCTAATTCATCATATTTTTTGTCCATGGTATCATATTGTGTATCTAATGTTTTCAAATGTTCTTCCATTTTATACATTTCATCTTGTGTATTTACCAACAAAGCATCATTTCTTCTTATTCTTCCGCCAAATATATTTAATACATTTGCCAATGATGTCATGCTTATTTATGTATTATATACTTTTATAGTATATTTTTATTTACTGTATTCATATAATATTATAAAAAATTGAATAATATTTTATTAATTTTTATAATATTACTAAAAAGTTGCTCATACTACAAAATGAACAATTTATTCTATTCTCCAATTGCTACATCACCGCAAAATATGAGAAACTTGGAAAACTTGCAGATAATTCAATACCAATATAACCAGCAACATCAACATCAAGTGTGTCAGCAATATGGGCGTTATCCACAACAAGTGCAACCAAAAATGGTATGGAGACAATATTATAGAGAGAATGTATTACAAAATGTAATCCGAGCAAAATGGGTATTACAAGATATTCTTTTACAACAAACAAAAATACGTCTTATGAATACAGGGTTTGTTTCGGAACAGGAAGAAGGTTTGTGTCAAACATTAGAACAAACAAATCTTCGAAATACTGCGATTCGTTCATGTGTATTTTTGTTTGAGTAACAAAATTATAGTAAAAAAAATTATAGTAAAAAAAATTATAGTCAAACATCTTGTAACCCACGAAAGTGGTATCGAAATTTCCATAGTTTTTGTTTATGTTTTTTTAGGAATTGATAATACAATGTATTCCATGTATCGCACCAAGTATCTTTTTTATAATTACTCATTTTTACTATATAATTACTAGAAGATACATATGGTTTTCTCATAGTTTTACCACCTGTTACAAAAAAAACCATATCATACACATTTTGATACATAACCCATTCATAACTATCACAACTAAATTCCATAAACCATCGAAATCCTTCTTTTTCATTAATTCCTGATAAGTTCATATAATTTCCAATAACCATTAATCGTTCTATATGATGTAGATACCCATTATCAAAAGCATTTTGAATACTTGTATCTACAGGCAGTATCCCAGTAGTTCCATGATACCAGTCTTTTGATAATTTTTTTGTATTACGAAAATAAGAAGTTGTAAAATCCACATATATATAACAATATCGCTGGTATTCTCTCCAAAATAATTGTCTTACAAATCCTTCTAGACTATTTATAGGTATTGTTTTTCTGTATTTCATAACTTCCTGGATTACATCCATAGGTTGAAGTAATCCTATATTCAAAGAAGTGGACAATAAAGAATGAAATAAAAAAGTTTCTTTTTGAATAATCGCATCTTGATAATCACCGAATTTTTCAAATCTTTTTCGAATAAAATCTTGTAACCATTTTTTTGCAGTTTTATGTGTTACAGGAAATACGAAATTCTTTGTATTTCCATAATTCTTTGGAAAATGCTTTTCTACAAAAGGTATAGAATCTTGTATATATTGTCTATCTGCTGTATTGGATGGTATGTTTGGTATTTCTATATTTTTAGGAAGTGTTTTTCGATTATATTTATCTTGTGATTTTACATCTTCTAATACTTGAATACACTTTTTTCCAAAATTATAAAAAGCATTAAATACAAAACTTTTTGTTTTTTTCCTGTATACACCATATTCTTCTTTTGTAAGCAAAAAATTAGGAGATTCTACAAATTCTGGTTTTCCTGGTAATTTTATAGAATCTATTGGATCAAATAGAGTATATGTTCTATAGGTAAAAGGTTTTGTATATTCAATATATTGTACATTGTATTTCTTTTTTTGTAAATACTCATAATAGTACTTCATAGAACTTTTATGAAGAAGTAGTTTTTTTTTATTAAATTTGTATTTTGTAAAATAATGTGGATGCTCCCATAATATATATGTGTAGTCTTTAGATAAATACGTTGTCTCGTATAATTGTGTTGGTAATAATACAAAATACATCCTTTTTTATAAGTATTATATACAATATATTTTTATATAATATTTGTAAAAAAAATTGACACG